CCGTATGCGGTGACGGTGCCTTCGATCTTCCATTGCACCGTCAGCACTTCACCGGGCAAGTCGTGAGCGGAAGCGAGCCTGCGAATGTGGGGCCACAGAATGTTCCGGACCTGCCGGTGCGTCGTGGCGGTGGTGACTGCCATAGCGGTGCCGGGGGCGTGGGAAGCGATCCACCATGCGACCACTCGCGCCGCTAGGTGAGATTTGCCGGGGGCGTGGCAAGCCGGGACCACGGTGCGCTTATTGTCACGCACGGATTCCAGAATCTCAGCCTGCTTAGACCAAATCGTCTCCCTCAAGCCCTCAGTAACGAACCCAACAGGGTCTTCCTGATACCTGGCCCACGGATTGTCAATCTCCGCTTCGATCATGCGCTTCAGGGCAAACCGCTCCTCAGGGCTCATCACCCGATACAACTCAATGCGCTTCTCAGGCGAAGCCGTCAGCACCTGATCCACAAGTCGCATCGGTCATCACCTCCACCGCCCACTCAATGCCCTGCATGAACGCTGCCGCCTCCGCCACCGTAAGGTCACGCCTCACCGGGGTAGCAAGCAGCCTATTGGTATCCGGCATCTTTCAGCGTCTCCAACATGACCCCAAGGGGCATGATGGCGGGCCAAGCGTCAATCGACGCCTCACCGAAACCGTCAGGGCGGACGATCAGCAGCGGGGTACGGTCACCGGCCCGTTCCGCTGCCTGTCGCATCCAACCCGGAAGGTCTAGCCCACGGCGGGCCTTCACCTCAATGTCCAGCCCCACCACCCCAAGCACATCCGTGCCCTGCCTACCCGCACCGGTCGGCTCAGCGTAAGGCCAGCCCGCTACACGGAACCGCTCAGCCACGATCCGCTGAGAGGCATAGCCCCGATGCTTACGCGACTGCGACGGCATCAGGCGCTGCCACCATCCCCTGCCGTGCCCAAGTCTGCACGGGCCTCAAGCACGCGAGCCACCTTCTCCTCCAAGTCCTGCATGGACACGTCAATCTGAAGGTTGCCGCCCTCAGCCCCGGTTACCTCGTACCGTTCCTTGCGACCATACTTCTGTGGGCGGGTCCGCTCAAGCCACCACGCGGCAGCCTGCCATGTGCCGTCCCTAGCGGCCCTCTTGATGATGGCGACGTTCTCCACTTCGGCGGCGGCTTTGGCCCTTTCTATGGCCTCGCGAAACTCGCCGTAATGGTCGTCTGCGCCGTCACCTTTCTGCATCCATCGGTAGAAGGTGGCGGGGTCTATTCCGGCGTACCTAGCGGCGGCATCTTGGTAGTTGCCTGCTTGGATGGCGTCCACGATCTTCTCTTGGATTTCGGGTGTGAGTTTCGTTGGTCGGCCCATACGGGGGATTGTACATGGGGGTGTGCCTATTTGGCCCGCTCGTCTGCTCTGATTTCTGCTATGCGGGTGCAGTCGCAGACGCAACCGTTGTGGGGGTCACATTCTATGCAGCGCCATTCATCGTTAATGCAGCCCGGGGCTTGACAGAACTTGTCGTGGATCATAGGAGTGCGAGGGTTTCTTGTGAGTGTCTACCGGTGTAACGGCCCACGGTGCGGCCTTCATGTGGGGGGTGGTCTGCGGGGTGCGGGAACGGATACTCCTCATGCAGACGGCCTTCCAACTCCATGCCCATCTCTGTGCGTGGTGCGGCGGATTGCTTAAAGAAGAACGCCACATCAGCGGCTTCGCATCGGTCCCTCAAATCGACGGCCCATTCGTGGGGCATGGGGCGGAAGCCCTTGCCTGACTCTCCACCGACGATGACCCAATGAATCCCGGTTAGGTCTAGTGAGGGTAGTGGGCCTATGAGCGGTTCGCATGACAGGAACCGCACGTCCACGGGTATGTCACGGAGGTGGTCGGCACGCCACACGTACTGATCGGACTCAATGGTGGTGCCTAGCCAAATCTGTGTGGGGACTTTGGCTATGCCCCTGCGGCTGAGCCATCCTTCCCTGCCGATCATGTAGTTTCGCATGAGGGCGGGGCGCTTAGTGAGGACGAGGTAGTCGTGTTGGGCTTGTGCAGCCATCTCATCAAACACTTCGTCTATCTGCTGTCGGGTGAAGTCGGGGTGAAATACGTCCGACATAGAGTTCACGAATACTCTACCGGGCTTTAGTTTGCGGAGTTGTGTGACTTTCCCCGGCTTAAACGTGGGGGTGAATCCGTTGGGGAATGCGGGTGCGCCGAACTTGAGTGCGATGGTTTCGGCGTAGCAGTTATCGCATCCTGGGCTGATCTTGGTGCAGCCCGTCATTGGATTCCATGTGTGTTCTGCCCACCTGATCTTGGTGTCTTTCATGGGGTGTCCCTTCTGTTGTGGGGGCGTCCCAACCCCCTGCCTAATCCCGGTTAGTTTACCAGAGAATCTGATACATCTTGAGGGCCTGCTGTTTGTAAATGTGGCGTGTCGTGCGCGTGTATCCAAGCGTGGCGCAGTAGTTGTCCCAGAACTTCTGCTGCCAGCGGGAGTACAGCATCAGCCCATACTTCTTGTGGTCCGTCCAATCCTTAGGGATACCGGCAGCGTGCGCGAGCCGAGGTATCGGGGTGAGGGCGAACATAATGCACGTGACCGCCACCGGCACACCCGGAGCCCGCTCAGCGCACAACCTCAGTTGGTCCTGCGGGATACCCCAAGCGTCAAGGTCAATCAAATCGAACTCAGCGAGGTCTAGCGACGGCATCACCTTACGGTTGTCCCCGACAATGATCTTGGGATCGGAATAGGGCTTCTTGTCGATCTTGAGAATGTCGAAGGACACGTCGGGCAGTTCAGCGGCGACACTTTCCCAGATGAGGCTGTCTCCTGCGAATGCGTCTAGCACCCGCACCCGATCCTTACTCAACCCCCGTATCGCATCGGTGCGGAGTTGCACCTTCACCTTGTGATGCGAGTTATTCGTCTTAGTCAGACCCGGGCCTCTAGTTCTGGCTGCTGGCAACTTCCACCTCCACCGGAAGGCCCTCAAGCACCGATTCGATCATGTCATGCAAATGGATAGGGGCAGCCACAAGCCAATACGTCCGCTCAAGCGGGCGAATCTCCACGTCCTCCTCCGACTCGTCAGGAAGATCGGTGGATTCTTTAATCAGTTTGTCTAAATCTTTCGCATCCCAGCCCGTGCCCAACAGGTCAGATTCGTGCATGACCTCTTTCAGTAGCGTGGCGAGCGGGTCTTTGTCGTACTTGGCCCGGTCGCTTGTCCGGTTGTCGGCTAGGAGAATCTTCTTAGCCTGAGCGTCGTCTACGTCAAGGTACATAACCGGAATGGTCTTCATGCCCACGTTCTGAGCGGCCTGCCACCGGTGCGTACCCGCAAGGATCACATCTGTGCCCTCTTGCGCCAGGATGGCCCCGTAGAAACCGTTAATGCGGATGGACTCAGCAATCGCATCCACATCCCCGACCCGGGGATTCTCCGGATGGGCCTTCAGTTGCCCAATGGGCACGTTCACAACCTTGGGCTGCTTAACAGCCATAACCCCTCCTACGTGTACTGTCCCACGGCCTCAGCCGAGAACTGAGTCTTATGCGCCGACGCAAGCGACCGGCCCACCTCAATCTGCACCCCAAGCGTGCGGATGCGCTCCTTGCACGCCCTGACCTTAGCCTGAGCCAACTCAGCCATCAGGTTCTCGTCCTGAGTCTCAAACGTGGCGATCTGCCTACGCAAATCCATAGAGCCCACGGCCTCAAGGAACTCACGGGCGTAAGCCACCTCATACGCGGCCTTGGCCCGCACCGCCTCCTCGTCCAACACAGCGATTTCCTGAGTAGCCGCATCCAACATGCGCGAAAGTTCAGCAAGCCGCTCAAGGGACTGAGCCTGATTAGGAATCATGCCGTCCACAGTTCCTTAGGCGTGGGTTCCATCTCAGTCCACCCCAACTGAAAGTGGCACGTGGTGGCCTGATTACCCAGATTAGCGAACCGCATAACGTAGTCAGACGACGGGCGCAGAATGTGGACCCTAGCGTCAGTCGCATCCCAAGCCACGTTATTTGACGACAGTACAAGTTCTTCAGCCACCGTGGTGCCTCCCGTAGCCGATGTGACATTAGAGAACACGGATTCGTGGTTGTCCGGGTAGTTGCGGTTCAGGTTGTACCCGACCCCGGCGCTTGTGGATTTAGTGACCGTAGCGCCTTCGATCAGTTCCGCATAGAGTTCGGCGCTAGTAGAGCCGATGGTGAAGAACTCAAACACGACAAGGAGTGCGGGGGTGGTGAGGCACAGGTCCACGGTAGTCGTACCGTCAATCGTGAACTTCTTGCCTAGGAGATACACGAATCCGCGCTTAGCGAGCCCGTCAGGTTCCGTAGACGACTCCGCGTACTGCCGCTTTAACCAGAAGTTAGTCATCGTCGTCTCCGTCTAGTGACTCAGCCTTACGAACGTCAAACCACACTTGGCAGCCGGGGCACATCCGCCAAGTGCAGAAGCGACAATGCTCTGTCAATCTGCTGACGAACAGCGGAATGTTGCAGTAGACGCATCGAATCGCATTCGGCAAGTCCATGCCTTCTCCTGCTTTCTTCCGCTCCGCACTCAAGCATAATGCGGGTAGCCGCTCCTATCAGGATGTGCAAGTCCTCATCAGACATGCCTTCGACTTCTTGTGTTCCCCAGATCGCATCGGACGCCAACAGTACGTCCCCAACAATCATGTCTTGCATGGCTTCTCCCTTCACAGCCAATCATCTTCGTCTTCCCAGATGGAATCATTATCGAAATCTTGCAGCATGGACAGCAGCCACCGTGCCGCGACAACACCGACGGTGACGCCTAGCGCACCGCACATGATGAGAAACACGGTCAGTTTCACGGCTTGCCTTTGCCGTCCGGTGTGTACAGGTGTGACAGCGACCTTAAGTAGCGGTTTGCGCGGTTCTCCTCCCGTGCCTGCCCGCACCAGAACGCGCCGACCACAGCCACTACCAAACCCGCTACTCCTAGCGTGATACATACGATCACGACTATCAGGCTAGGCATTGTCCTGTGCTTGCCGCGCACGAGCGTGTTGCTCAGCGATGTACTCGCGGAGAATCTTGTACACGTTCTGCTCAGTCGTGCCCATAGCCTCAGCAATGGCGCGATAAGTGACCTTCATGTCACGCAACGCCATGATGAACGTGCGACGCTCAGCGGCGCAATCTTCGATGCCTCGCTGATGCTCACGGATGCGCTCAGTAAGCGCAGAAATCTGGTTCAGGGCGTGCTGCTCTTCGGTGACACCCTGGTCAATGGCGGTCATTCGGTTCCCTTTCTAACGGCGGTAGTTCATCCTATCCCTACTGGGGTGAGTCTGCGGGTTTGTGCGCGATCCTGCCTCCGTCCTCAGTCAACAGCCACCAATCACCGTCACCGTCTAGGTACGCATGGATCAGCGGGTCATCTAGGTCATACAGCAGGTATCCCGTTTGGTATGCCTCCGTGCGGTGAGACTCAAGCCATCCGTGGCAGCCGGTAGTTCCGGAACCACATAGAACTAGGAGGTTCTGTGGGGCATTCGCATCGGGCCTGCGAGTGCCGCCCATGCGGCGGGGGCGGCGGTGGTGCAGCGACCATTGGCTACTGAGGGGCAGCAGGCACCGCTCGCAGCGATACAGAGCCCGTAGGAGCGCCATGTGTCGAACCTGTGGCGAGGGACCGGTCATCCTCATTAAGCCTCCTGCGGGGCTGCTAGGGCCATGCGGGAGGGATGTACGCGGGAGCCTAGGGCCAGCGGCACGCCGCCGGAGTGGCAATGGTGCCCCGGATGAGCCTTGCACCACGGGCAACGCAATCGCATCGCCGCCCTAAACATAACCCAATCCCGGTTAGGGTCAAGGGCCTTGTAGGCCGCGTCCGGGGTCACTCCGGCCTCTTGGCAAGGCCACTCAGGTTCACGTCCCGCTGAGCCGTTGCCGTGACCTGACGCTTGACGCCGACCTTCGCATCCGCCACAGCCTCAGCAGCCTTGTCATCCAAGCCGTCAGCGATAGCGATGAACCACGCCCCAATCCAATCCTGATACGCTCGAACATCATTAGCGTCAACAGGCGGCAGCGGAGCGACCCTGTTACCGATACGCGCACGCCGAACAGCCCCAACCCGGGTACACACATCCGTGGGCAGGATCGAATGCGGGGACTCCTTGTAGTGTGCGATAACCGCCTCACGGGCGTCATCGAACATGAAGCCACCGATGAAGGCGTGCCACGCCGTAACGTCAATCTCACCAAAAGACCTACGTGAGTCCACGGCAGCAATCATCGCCAGGATGGCGGCAGTCTCTTGGAGTGTCATTCCGCCCCCGTCAGGATGCGCGACAGCCCGGAGATGCGGTCCTCAGCCGTAGCGGGACCACGACGGGTAGACGCCGTAGGCGGGTTCATCATCACGTTCACCTCAGACGCCAGGGTAGAAGGGTGCAAACCCTTCGCGGACACGGAGCGACATGCCTCCAATACTACCCCAGGTGCGAAACCCTGATCTAGTAGCAGCCTGACTTCCCGAGCCGTCTGCCCTATCACTCGCTCAGGCGGACGAGTACGCAAACCGTCAATCCACGCCTTCACGATGGTGCCCGCGTTCGCGGCTTCAGACGCGACAACTAGTTCTTGGTTGTTATTAGACGGTTGTAAGGACGATTGACCCCTAGCAAAGTTGGGGAGTTGACCGTCAGAGTTGGGGAGTTGCGGGTCAAAGTTGGGGAGTTCGACCCCAACTGAGTTGGGGGTTTCCTCACGGGGGTTCTCCCCAACAGAGTTGGGGTTAAATGGGAGTAGGCGATACTCCGTAGCACGACCCTTACTGCTGCCTTTCTTCTCAATCAGCAGCGTGCCATCCTGCACCATCTGTAACACAGACTGACGCACATACTCCACAGAACACCGCGCCTTACGGGCAAGCGAGTTCTGCCCCGCATAGAACCATCCCTCATCATTCGCATGGTCAGCCATAGCAAGATGCAGCAGCAGACGCGCCCCCTCATACGGGGACTCAGACCAAACACGGTCCATCCACTTAATGCTCACTCAGCCTCCCAACCACAGTTGGGGCACGGCTTGGACTTACGCCCATGCGGCTCAACCTCACGGCCCGCAACGAAATCACCATGAACGTACACCTTGCAACGGTCCCGCGATTCCTTAAGCCGCGCAATACGCCCATCCTTGTGCATCACGGACAGAACACCCGAAGCGGTGCCGTGATGCCACCCCATCGCATCGCCCAGTTCCTTCCATGTCAGCCCCTCAGCCCCTGCCTGATGCAAAGCAAACAGCGCCGCCGACTGACGGTATGAAGTCACACCGGACTTGTCCGCATCCTCAGCCCGCGCCCTTGACGTACTTGACCCGGACCAACCCGAAGTACCCGCGTAAGGCAGGCTAGGGCTACTGTCATTTAGCAGCGCCTCCATGACCAACGCAAAACTACCGAACTGATCCCATAACGTAGGCTCTTCCACCCCGTGCTCCCTTCTACATGCCACTAAGCCCTGGCAACGTGCCAATCCGTGACCGCCTCGCCTAGCGCGGCAGACCACTCATCCGTAATCTGAAACCCCTTAAGGTGCGCGACGATACCAGCGATAACCGCCTCATCCGGCGCAGACTTAATCGCATTCATGGCCCGCGTGTACGTCTCCTCATCCATCACCGTAGGAGAATCGACAGGAGCCCGCTCATACGACTGTGAATCCGGGTCAGGCTCATCAGTAGGCAACGCAAGAGCCTGCAACAGCGCAGTACGAAACGCAACGCTCATAGCCTTAGCCGTAGCCTTGTCACCGGAATCCATAGCCTCACCCGGCACCGTAGCCGTCAGACTAGAACCGTCACCCGCCGTGAACGTGTACTTGACGATAACCCGCACATGCCCCATAGGGGTACGGTTCTTGCCAATCTCCACCGTGCCGTAATCGAAAGACTGCACATCCGGAGTAACCACAACGCCATGACGGCGCAAAGCCGGAGACACAGCGTTAACCACAGCGTCAATGCCACGGAAGTTAAACCGCTGACCCTGGTTGTAATCATCCTTACGCACAGCCCCAACCTCAGCCATGATGGCGGACAGCGCCTGCACAATGTCACTCACTTAGACACCTCCACGGAGAATCGAACGTCGTGACCGGTGACCTTAACCCCCGGCACCACTTCACCGGAGTGAGGGTCAATCGCATTCTCACCCGACACCTCAAGCACAACCTTCATGTCAGCGACATTGGGTTCTTCCTTAACGCGCACAAGGTCAGGGCGGTTAGCCTTAGCCCACTCAAGGAACGCATCCTTGTCCACATCGAATGACGGTTGAGCAAGGCGAGACTTAATCGTTCCGTACGGAGTAGAAACAGACTTGCGGCCCTCTACGCGCTGAGCGCGACCGTACTCAATGAGGATGGCCTCAAAGTAGTCCGTGTCACGCAACGGCTCACGGGACTGCTGCTCAGCCCACGCCTGAATGCGCTCAATCTCCGCGTCTGCGATGTGTTGGATTTCCTTGAGCCGCTGACTAGCAGCAGCCATCTTTCGCATAGCCCACACGGCTTGCTCATCGTTCTGAATGCGGAACCGCTCACGGTCCTCAGAGGCTACGGGCGCTTCAGCGTCCCAGTCGATAGCCTCAATGCTGTCACTCATGCCGTCTCCCTTCTTAGACGTGACCCCACCATAGCACACCCCAGTTAGGTAATGGGAGGGGGGTACACTAAACCCAACGGCTACGGAACTCCCTTCCCGTCGCCGCCGCCGCCGACAGTCCCCCCTGTCAGAGCGGCAAGAGGAAGCCCGCCGGTCCCCCCGTGGCGGGCTTCCTCATTTCTCAGCCTCGTGCTTGTCTTCGCATGACCGCGCAAGCGAAGGCACCGGAAACCTACGCCCACACACGGCGCATGTCCAAGCATCCATGACTACGGCTTGATCTTGCCGAACATCCGCTTCTGAGTGGTAGGGGAGAACTTACCGTGAGGGTTATTCCACCCCTGAGCCTTCTGAAAGCGAACCACAGCAGCAGAAGGATACTTCTGCTTGCCCATCTCAAGCGGACGAGTCTCCTTAAACCCAAGATCAAACAGGCGGCAAGCCACACGCCACGTAGCCCTATTCGCTAGACGCTTCTCGTCGGCATTACGCACCACAGCAAGCGACGGCACGGTGCCATCCCACGTCTGCGGACTCTCCATAAACGCCTTAGTCTGCTCACGCCACCAAGGAGCGTTGTACGGCTGAGGGTTCGCATCGCCAGGGAAAGAGCGCCACGGCCCGTCAATCGTGTCATTCTTGCGCCCCAGACACGGAGAAGGCCCCTTGGGATTCCAGCCGTGACAGCCATCCGTGTAGCACTTGTGCGTACCGATAGCCTGATCCACGTCCCATCCGCACAGTTCAGCAAGCGCCGCAAGCGTGCGGGCGGTGTTCTCAATCTGATACGGCGTCAGCGACGAAGCGGTCTTACCGGGATCGTCAATCTCAATACCGAACAGGCGAGTCTGCCCAAGGAAACCACGTGAAGGAATACCAAGCGCCGGAACAGGTCCGCCATCACCACAATGGTAGGCCGACCCCGACGAAAGCAGGTAAGAATCTCCCGGGCCACGCCCGATGAGCATGTTACAAACCGGGCGGTCATACGCCGTCACAGCCCAATACAGGCTAGGAGCGCCCTTTGAGCCCGTAGCAGAAGCCGTAGCCGTGTGATGAACCACAGCGCCCGTCAAGCCCGGAGAACCATCCGGTCCACGCCACGGACGCCCAACCGTGTCCCAACCCTTGTACGTCCGAACATCCACGCCATGATCCATCAGCGCGGCAAGCATCTGCGACGGGCTAGGGTTAGCGGTCACGCCTCAGGCTCCTCATCCAAATCCACAACGTCAATCGCATCGGGCAAGGAATCGACAACCTCAGGCGACCACCCTGCGGGCGGAGCCCCTACCTCAATGTCAGCCAAGTCAAGGCTGCCGTCGTGGCCCTCACTCATCGTCGGGATCAATCATCACGGCCTCGTCCGCAAGCGAAGGACCGTAGAACGGGCCGACGTTATTGGAAGCGATGGACGTGAGGATCGAAAGCAGCGCAGCCGTGCCAGCAACAGCGAGTGCCTGAGTCCAGTCAATGTTCAGGATCGTGATACCAGCGGCGAACACAGCGATGAGGGCCTGACAGAAAGTCTTGAGCGCCCGCTCCCCGGCTGCCTTGACGAACTCCATGCTGAAGATACTCATGCGCTCAGAGCCTCCCAAGTAAGAACGTCCACTTCACCGTTAACCTTCAGACCCTTGGAGCCCTGAAAGACGCGCACAGCGCGAGCAAGAAGCGTGCCGTACCGCCCATCCTGAGGGCCATCCCAGCCACCCTTAGCGGCAAGAAGACGCTGAACCTCAGCAACAGCGGGGCCATGATCGCCCTGCTCAAGCCGACGACGAAACGTCATCGTGGTCGTGACCTTAGGGGCAGCGGGCTTGGGAGCCGCTGCCTTCACCGGAGCCGCAATCGCATCGGCCTTAGGCTCGTCAACAGGAGGAGCCGGAGGCGCGGGAGTAGCGGCCTTACGCCGGGGACGATTCTGCTCAGTCATGCGAATCAGTCTACCTCCTGAACCGGGGTTATGAGGGGAGTTGGTTTACGCGCTGCTCAATACGCAACTGACGATCCTCAATCGCCGTCACCCGCACAGCCAAATCCTTAGTTAAATCTAGGGTGTCACACACCTTGTCCTTCAGCGACTCCCCACCATTACGGTGCAACTGACCGTCCATCGCATTCAGCCGCTGCATCACCCCCGGCACAGCCGAGCGACCCGGCTCCTCAGGCTCACCATCCCAGTCACGCTGAAACTTCTTCCACCATGTGAGGGCTTCACGAATCTCACGCCACATCGGATACAGCGCATACCTGACTACACCGGCGAGAGTAAGAATCCCGGCAGCAAACCAGAACACCGTATCTAACGAAGGCATGGTCACCATTATGAACGATCGTTAAACATGCAACTAGGGTTACTCAGCGGGTCCAATGTAATGAACACCGAAAGCAGGAGTCGCATTAAGAGCGCCGCCCGAAGTCTGCTCCACCGTCAACTCCACGTAGTTAGTAGCCGACAAACTCACCGGGCCAGACACCACCGTCAACTCAGTAGTACCCGCACTAGCCGTAGAAACCCTATGCACAGCAAGAGAAGTTGACCCACCCTGCCGAACCTTAACCCCACGAATACCCGTAGCGTTAGCCTCAAACGAAACCCACCCCGTGAACGTGTACCACCCATCCAACGGAACCGTGATACGAGTTGGATTAGTGACACCCTCCCACATGCCCCACGGGTCCGTACCCACCTCAGCGTTCATGGCAAGAGCAGTCTCCGTAGCATTAGCAACAGACGTAGCCGCCCCCGTAACCCTCAAAGCGGGAACACCACGCGGAGCAAGATGCCCAATGGCAAACACATCAGAGCCATCCGTAAGCAGCCACACGTGAGCCCCCACACGCGGCGCATACGAACCCAAATACTTGACCCCACTTACAGCCTCAGACGAACCGGCAATCGTGACCGTCACCCCATACGACGACACCGCCGTGACCTCACCCTGCCTAACCCGAAGCCCAGGATGAGCAGCCACCTGACCCGCAAGCCGCTCAATCGCATCCATCACTCCACCACCCGAACCGTGCGAGCCGTAGCCTGCATGGGGACAGACGGCGACAAGGGAACCGTGATCTGGTCGATAATCATTACCCGGTCAGTCTTAGTACCCGGATTATTGACAAGCACCACATCATTCACGTCAATAGCCGGGTCCACAATGAACTCCCACGACACATTCTGAGCAAGCCCAAGCCCGCGAGACAACAGCAGCGCCGCCGCCGCCGTAGCCGCATTAGTGTCAACCACCGCCGACTGAGAGAACACCTTAGGCACCTCCCCAAACGGGCCATAACGATACGTGGGAGAAGAAGGGTCTTCATCCCACACCTCAACCCGGAACGGTGTCAACAGCCACGACGACTCAACCACATACACCACACCGTTGTACGTGTCCGTAGTCGTGTCGGTGCGAGCCAACTTAATCAGCACATCCGTATCCGAGAACGTAGCAACCACGCTAGCCGAATCAGCAGAAGGGAACGGCTGCAACGTACACACACCATTCTGGTCAAAGAACAGGTCATAGCCCGCAATCTCCGCCAAATACACAGCGTCCTTCCACGGATCAGAACCCGACTCCTGACCTAAGACCTGCTGCTCAACATCCACGTCAACCGTAGGAAATGACAAATCCACAGCAGGCCAACGATTCTGAAGAATCCCAGTAAGCGCATCAGTCAAAGGCCCAGCCCCTACCTGATACGGGCCAAGCCACAGATTACGAGAAATGCGAACAGACCTGTCCACCCCCGTGATAGAAATAGAAATGCCATTAGGGGTCTGATCGAAAGTGATACTAGTCATCACGAACACCCCCAACGGCACCGTCTCCTCCGTGCCACCCGCATACTTAACCCCCCGATACAGGCGCAACTCATTGCCAAACGGAGTAATCGCATCCACCGCAGTAGACGGCACAAGGCTGTTATCTCCGATGCCAGCAAGAAGGGTAACCGAACACGTGCGCCGCGTAGCCTGCGAAACGCTCACCGTCACAGAGCCATCCTGAACCGGCAACTCAATAACCTTCTGCGAGCCCCGCCACACCTCAGCACGCGCCACAGACACATGCGACTTGCGAACCTCAGCCCGGAAGGCATCCGTAGTCGGATACATCAGGGACTGACCTGAACATAGTCAGCAGTAATGTCCCGAACGATCCTACCCGCCGCATACCGCTCCACCCATGACCGCGTGACGATGCGAATGTAGTTCTGCCGCCCCAACGGGTCTTGCACAAGCAGCGTGCCCTGATGAGACAACACATCCTCAATCGCATCCCATTGCGTATCATTCAGCGCCGTCAACCTCAGTTGCCCATCCACTCCGCCGATAAGGCCAGCCACCACAATAGGAAGACTCCGGCCCAACACTCGGAACACCGTATTGGGCTCTTCGATACGGCGGGTCAACTCACCCGTGGCAATAAGCGAACCCACATTCAGGGTAGGGTCAGCGACAGCCTTAAGCCACCACGTGCCGTCATTCGTGACAAGCACCTGAGGGATAGCGGTAGACCATGCACTAGGAATGCGCTCCTCACCGCTAACCCCGATAGAGCGAGCCCGATAACGCACAGTAAGCCCACGCGGAGCCTCATAATCGGTGACCGTGGCGGTGTAGGAACCAGACACGGCAATGTCGTCGCCATCCCGAAGCAACGCCCACGTGACACCCGAATCGTCGGAACGCTGCACTTGGAAATACTGCGACGTGTACGAACCACCCGCAGCGTCACCCGTAAGCGTGAGAGTAGCCTTACCCTCAGTAGCCGACCACGCTGCATCCACCGTAACCGTAGGGGGCGGAGTAAGGCTAAGCGTAAACTGCTCGTAATCCCAATCCGACCAGAACGGCTCACCGTTAATAGCCTTAGCCACCCGCACATAAGCCCGATACGTGCCCGACAGCAGCGGCTCAGCAATAGCAGCACCCAACTCGCTACTGCCCACAATCCCAGAAGTCCACGTCGCATCGGACGTAGCAGGATCAAACCCGCCCGCCCCATACTGAGCCGACGTAAACACCTTGATCTGGTAGAACCCCTGAGGGTCAGCAGCATCCGGATCGGTGTACGTCCATTGCACCTCAGGGGTAGCCGAAGAAGTGATAGTCCCGGTAGGAGCCGTGACATTGAGTGTGGGCTGAGACGCCACATCCACGTCAATGTACAACTCGTACACGTAGCCAATGTCAGAAGAATCTTTGTACTCAATGTACTGACCGCGAAGCGCGTCAATGCGAGTCTGATCCCAAGCAGCACCATCAGGAGACGCGGAGAACCATGCACCCGTAACATCCACGGGAACAGAAACACCGACAGCGCCACGAACCGCGTAGCCCGTGAAATAGTACGTCTGACCTGACACGCGAGTGCCAAGCATCAAATCCATCTTGCCGTTAGCGTTATCGGTTTCGACGCGAGCCCTCAAACGCACCCGGCGCACACGCTCATCAGCAGCAATAGTGGTGGTGCCGAACGTAAGCGACAAAGTTTGCGTACCGGAAACAGCACTACTCTTACGCACATAAGTCGCATCGGAGTCGTCATTAGTGGCAGCAGCAGCGTTAGCCGCACCCGTAACCGTGAAGTTAGACGCGCCAGTAGAAACAGCATCCGGACGAACCGTAACAATAGCCACAACTACCTCCGCGCATTAGCGGCTTTAGCCGCAACCTCAGACAACGCCTCCATGACCGCCGACTTAACCGCTTCACTAGCGGCAGCCGGATTCTGGTCGGCACCCACCGTAACAGCCACCTGAACTCCACCGGAAGCAACAGAGATGGCAGGACTTGTCGTGTACGGGATGACCGGCGTAGTGGCGGGAACCATAGCGGAGCGCCCCTTACCCTTACCGGGCTTGCTGCCACCACCGGGTGCGGGCGGAGGCGTAACCGGAGTCATAGCAGCCGCCCATGCCGCCTGAATAGCCTGACCGATACGCTTAATCTCCGCCAGAATCTCAGCCTCACGATCCTTCAGGCCCTGAATGGTCGAAGCAAGCAACTGATCGCCAGCCGTGTAACCCGCCGTAGCCAACGGAGCAAGAGCGGCCTCAATGCCAGCCACAATCGCATCCATCTCCTTGATTACCGAGGCGTATTCAGTCTGAAGCCCAGTAACCAAAGCACGCTGAGCCGTGATACCCGCGTCATACATCACAGACGCCTGAGCATCACCGAAAGACTCCGCCATCGTCTGAGTCTGAGAAGTCAACTGATTCACATACTGCAACTGCTCATCGGTAGCCGTAGCAAGCGCAGCAGCAAACGTGCCACCCGATTCCGGGCCAGCAGACAGAATCTGCTGAATAACAGACTCCGCCACCCCACGCTTACGCAACGTGTCAATGTCCGCAATGTACTTACGTGTAGCAGCGACACGCTGCTCAAGGCCCATGATGTATTCCTGAGCCGAACCAACCTTGCCGCTGATCTTAGAGAAGTCAAGAATGGACTGAGTGAACTTCTCTTGCGCCTGATTACGCTTGTCCTCAAGGTCTTTCAGTTTCGCTGACTCAACATTTATCTTCTCGATAAGGTCATTGCGCTTCTTAATCAGTTTGACAAGAGCCTGAGTCTGATCCTCCACATACTTGACTAGCGAATCAGCCTTAGCCTTATCCAACTCGCCAATGCCCTCGCCACCGCCAAGGCGCTGCTCAATGAGTTCCTTAGCCCTATCAAACAGAGCAATAGCCTGATCCACACTCAACTCAGCAGACTTGTACGCCTTATCAAACTCGCTAGGCTCCCCAAACCTATTCGCCAAGAAATCAGCAAGCGTCTTACGAGCCGACTCACGCTCATCCGCAATCTCTTGGAAAGTAGACAAACGTTCACGAATCTCACCCAACTTACGAGTAAGCACATCCAACCTACGCAACTTACGCGCAAGTTTCTTCTCAATGTTGCCGATAATGCCATCCACGTAAGCCTGAGCCGCTTCAGGCGTCATACCCGCACGCATGGCCTTATCAAACAACTTATCCGACAACGTATCGAAAATACGAGACACATCGCCGCTCTTATTAAACTCCTCAAGCAGCGAGCCCCAGTTCACCTTAATGGGCTTCATCTTGCCCAAGCGGCGCGTCGCATTCAGATTCTTACGAGCCTCAGCAGCAGCCCTCTCCGCATCAGCCTCATCACGGTAAGCCCGCGCAAGGTCACGCTCAGCAGCCGCCACCTCACGCGCCGAAGCCTCCCCCTTCTTACGCTCGTCCCGAATCTCTTTAAGCCGCTTCTTCGCATCGGCAATAGCATCCTTGGAATCCTGCAAAGCCCAGAAGGCGTCTTGCATAGTGCGAGCAACGCCGTCTACGAAATCTTTAGAACCCTGAGTCCAGCCCAGACGCAGACCTTGGATAAGGTTGTCACCTACGCGAGCAAACAGACGCGACGGGGACTTCGACTCTGAAGCCGCGTCAGCAGCGGCCTTGGCGGCAGCAATAACCCGCTCAACCGCTGCCTTAACAATGAGACTGCCCTCGTCAATACCGGCAGCAATACCGGTGGAGAAGTTCCAACCGACCGGATCACCGGCATTCTTAGCCGGAATCTGCATAGCAGTAGAAGCAGCGTTAATGACCCCAAGCAACTCAGGCTCAAGCGTCAAACCCATCTTAGCCTTAGCCGCATCGGTAGCGCCCTGAGCCATGTGCTCAAGTGCGTCAGCAGTCATCGGCGCACCCGCTTCAGCAGCGCCCTTAAACGCCTGCTCAATGTTCTTCTGAACATCAGTCTTAAAGTTCTTGGCACCCTTACCGACAGCAAGGCCAGCGGCGGTCATAATCTGCTCAACACCGACAGGCAGATTGTCCATAGCCCGCAAGAAAGTCTCAATGTCAGAATCCTTGACCTTGGACGCCCGCAACGCCGCCACAATCTTAACCAGTTCCCCGGTAAAGATTTGACGCTGCTCCTCTGTGTTGTCGGTCAAGGACGTAGCGGCGGCAGCGGACTGCTCAAACGCCGAAATAACATCACCACGGAAAGCACGAATCTTAGGCGAAGTGCCAACCAGTTTGTTAGCGTTCTCCACCGCTGACGTGCCAATGTTGTCAATGGCAGCAGCAGCGGCGTCCACAGCAGAAATCTGACCCGTGACGGCAAGCCACTTCTCCTGCTCCGCACGCATGGCTTCCACAGCGGCAGCGGCTTCCGCAGCAGCGTCCGCCAGTTCGTCGGTAGCCGCCGCGGCTGTAACCGTAGAAGGACTGTACAAATCCGCAGCCTCAGCCGCACGCAACGTAGCCATGCTGATTTCGCCGGTGACAGCGGCATTATTCGCATTAGCGACAGCAAGTCCCTCTACCGCTTCTATCTCTCTTTGCGTGGAAGCCTTAGCATCATCAAGACTTCCAGTAAGCGCAGAAAGCGAATCCGCTGCTGCATAAATCTTCTGAGCACCCTCACCGGCGCTAGAAACAAGGCCCTCACCGACAAGTGAGTTAAACGACTCAATAACCCAGTTAGTATTGCGGTTCTCATCAGCGTACTCCCGCATACTTTGTGCGTAACGCTCAAGAGCGTTGCCGCCCTCAAGGTAAGCGTCAACCAACTTGTCGGTAGCAATACCAGATTGACGCGCTGCCTCAAGGATTCCCTGCTCCTCAAGATGTTTAGCGACAAGCGCCCTATGATTATCTACAAGTACGCCGTTCTGATCCAGCAAAGAATCGGTAAGAGTATCTGTGGCGGCAGCAGCGTCATCACCGCTCATAGCCATAGTGGCAAGCGCGGTAGCAATACCGACAACGACTAGACCGATACCGGTAGAAGCCAACGCCGCCTTAAACCCGTTTACAGAAGCGGTGGCTGCCTTAACCGCACCATCCGTGATACGCATAGATGTGACAGCAGAAGACCCGATAGCGCCAAACCCTCCGGACGCGGTAGCAGCACTTGTGGTAGTTGTTCTAGCGAAACTAACAATGCCAATGCCAGCACTACTAATAGACTTCAGCAAAGCCGCGCCGAATCCGGTGCGAGCAAGAATAACCATCGCCGCTGCCGCCGCAAGAATAGGGTCAGGCAAAGCAGACAAGATGGCGCTGATAGTTTCGACAACTTTAGCCGCCGCCGTAAGGACAGGGGCTAACTTAGCAACAGCAGGAATAAACTCCCTGGTAGCACTACCCGCAACCTCAAACAAAGCGACAGCCAACTCAGCCAACTGAGGAGCAAACTCTTGTGCGCTAGTAGCAACCTCAATGAGAACAGGCCCAAGTTGACTAGCAAACGCAACAGCCAAATCTGAAACCGGGCCTACAAGTTGCTCAAGCGAAGAAGACAACGCTGGCATAGCAGGCATCAAAGCGTCAATCAAAGCGTTGTTAATGGTGTCCTTAAACGTAGAAATAACACCATTAAGAGTCTTTGACTGCCGCTCCATAGCACCGGCAGCGCCAGGGAACTTCTGCATCTGCGAGATAAGCGCCTCAATGGCTTTCTCGCCGGTAAGCGACCCCTCCTGAACGGCTTGAGCCATAGCGTTCATGTCGCCGTTAAACAGTTCCTTGGCGATAGCCATGCGGGCGTTAAAGCCCGGGAGCGCGTTACCGATCTGCATGAGGTCTTGCTGCATAACGCGACCGGCAGACTTAATCTGGCCCATCGCATACACGACAGCGTTAATCGCTGAAGCGGGCTGTCCTAGCGCGGAGGTAATGTCACCGATAGCGGGCAGCAGCCGGTCCTTAACGTCGTCAGCCGCGTATCCGATAGACAGAAGGCGCTTAACGGCGTCAAGGGTTTGAGGCAACTCAAACGGGGTAGTGGCGGCGAAGTCACGCAAGTCGGCAAGATACGTCTTAGTTTCGGAAGTGGCCTGCTGCACCGACATGCCCATGCCGACGAAGATGCCCTCAATCGAAATGACTGTCTGCTCATACGACGCGGCGGCGTCAATGGCCTGCATCGTGAACTGCTTGAGTTTGGCTGTGGCTTTAGCAATAGCCATAGCGCCCAATGTGCCGAAAGCGGCACCTAAGGCAACCGTGGAGGCTTTCATTCCCCCAATAGTCTTATCAGCCCCCGTAGCGGCATTAGCGAACGCCTGAGTAGACGCTTGGGCCTGCTTAACCCCCCGAACATAGGAGGCGACGTCGGCGCGATAAATCGCAGTTACTTCAGTCTGCGCCGCCACGCCGACACCGCCTTCCTACCTGGCCTTCTTCATGGCCTGTTCATGCTCCCAGTTACGCAAATGCCACAGAGCCTCCCACTCCGTAATCTCTGCGCTAGAAATCGGGCGGTGGGCCGGGGAGCCCTCAAGCAACTCCCCGACCGTGCGACCCAACTTCTCCGCTAACTCAAAGAGAAAGCGCCGTTCAGGATTCTTCAGGAAACCGCTTGCCTGCCTCGTCCTGCGAAACCTCTCCCTCCATGCCCGACAACCTCAAACCAACCCGGGCAAGCCGGTCAATGGCCTGAGCCGACTTCTCCATCAGAGCCGCACGGTCACCCTCGTCAAAGACACGGGCACCCGACTCCGGGTCATAGGCGGTGACAAGGACAGTCTCCACATACAGAGTGCCTGCCTTAATCTCACCGTCTACTGCAATGGTGTCGAAGATGCGAACACGGTCAGAACCAGACATTCCCCGAACCTCAATGCTGACGCCCCACTCGGGAACCTCAACCATCTCAGAGGGAATGTCAACTGACTGAAGAATCTTGTCTCGCAGGGACACTACGGTCACTTCCTTTCGATGGGCCACGGAGGGCACGTAAGAGATGAGTATTCAGTTATTAGGAGGTGGCGCGGGTGATAGCACCCGACACCTGGAATGAAGCAGAGAACGAAGTCACGTCACCGACGCTACCGGAAACCTCGTAGGAGGTGAGGTAGCACTCGCCCTCATACGCGGGGTTTGACGCGCCAACGGTGCCGCCGCCGGGGATGTACTCAAACGAAACCGACGCCTCCTGGCCCAGAATGCCGGACAGAACAGCGTCAACCGTCGAAGCGCCCGCAGCGTCGAACTTGCCCGACACGCTGATGGTCGCATCGGTCAGGCCGATGATGTACTCCTTGGCGTTGTCACCGAAGGTGGTGACCTCAGCCGTCTCAATGTCGCGGCTCAGCGAAACCTCGTCGCAGTAAGCGGAAATCTCGGTGAGGGTGCCGCCTGAGTTGTCAATGCTGAACTTGCTCTTCTTGCCATGTGTGAACGCCACAGTATGACTCCTTTACTTCCGGGCGAACGCCATTGTGTAGGTGACCGACCCGGAGGAGCCTCCGGGGGCATGGGAGGCACGGAGGTAACGGTTCACCGTGCCAGTAACGCTGACCTTCTCCGATGCGGTGCTTGTAGCAGACACAGCGGTGAAGGTAGCAAGATCAGCCCACGTCGTGTTGTCCGACGAATGCTGAACCTTAAAGGTGCTGCTGCCATCGCGGGTGTTAGCGGTGACATGCAGATAGGCCGCGCCGCCATCAGCCGACGAAGCCGCGTTGTCCTGAGAAGCGCCCTCACCCGTAGTGGTGACAGCGGTAGCCGCTCCAAGCAGAACGCCACGGTCAATGCCGCCGTCCGCCTGAACTGAAAGGCTAGTGGACACCACGTCTCCGACAGGCGACGAAACCTCATACGAGGTCTTACGGGCCTGACATGAGTAGGAAGCATTGCCGATGGTCAGACCCTCAGGCGCAACCGTCGTGTACCCGGCTGCCTCAGCGCCCAGGGTGGTAGCCAACTGATCGTCAACCGCGTCAGCAGCGCCGTCGAACATGCCCGACATGGACATGGTGCCGTCTTTCAGGCCGATGATGTACGACTTAGCGGACGAGCCGAAAGTTGTCGTCTCCGCAGTCTCCACGTCCTGAGACGCTGACGCCTCATTAAAGTAGGGCGACAGGTTAGCGTCGTCTACGAGGACGCCTGTGTTCTTGCCATGCTTAAAGGCCATCAGCCCTCATCCTCCTCATCCTTAACCGGGGTGGCGAGAGCGGGGGCAGTAGCAGCAGCCGGAGCGGGCTTCGCATCGGCCTTGCCTTCAGCCTTAGCGGGCTCAATCAGGCCCTGCTCAAGAAGCCATTTCACGCTCTTGCCGGGGAGGTCGTCAACAATCTGACCCGCCTCAACCCGACGATCCGGGGGGTAACTCAATCCAACCAGAGCCCGATACTGAGCCAACCGATCCACCTCCTGACGGCACGACCCCGCGCCGCCACGGAGGCCACGGGGGCACGGATCGCATAGGCGGATCGGGGCCACTAGGGCACGAAAGTATTGCTCTACACAGTCTAGGGGCAGAAAGGCGGAACCCCCGACTTCCGGGGGAAGAAGTCAGGGGTTCCTCATCAGATACCCTCCGGGGGGACAGAGGCTATCCGGGTCTAAAGGAAATCTGAGTTGTCTAGGATTTCGTAGTCTCCGAAAGCCTTACCGGTGTTGACCATAGCGACAACATACTCAAGGGCGGTTTCGCGCTCACGAAACGTGGCGACCTTATTGTTCAGGTAGTAGACGCGGTACATGCTGCCCCCTTCAGGCGTAGTCCTGCTCGTAAACCCAACCAAGGTTCTCGTCGTAATAGTCGCCCGGTGCGTTAGTGACCGGGTTGGCCTTACGGTATGCGGCGTACTCCGCGTAGGTCATGGTCTGACCGTTAAACAGGGTGATCTGAACGGTGCCGTCTGCTAGGCGCTGAGCCTTCTTGTATCCCGCCATAACCCCTCCCTTCCTCAACCCCGATTGTATCAGACGCTAGCGGTTGCCCGCGCCACGATAGAAGCCTTCGTCGGCCTCTTAAAGAACCCGAACAGCGGGTCATCATCAGAGGCCGTCAGCGTGGCGGTGAACGTCACCGTGTCACCCTCCTCCGCGCTGACCGTGTTGTAGTTGCCTTCCAGCGACCGGGGCATGGTGCCCCACAACCGGAAGCCCTCAGTAGTCTCAACCAGCATCTTCAGCGTGATCCCGCCGGAGTACGTGTAGTACGTCTCCTGAGCCTTGATTGACACGATCACACCGGTCACCGTGTTACGGCCCTCAGGCACACTCACACCGGCTTCCAGCAGCGCCGCACGACGCGCCTCACGCTCAGCCTTGGCACCCAAGGCGGCAGCGCGAGCGGCCTCACGCTCAGCCTGCTCGGCAGCGTACTGAGCCTGACGCTCAGGATTAGGCGTACAGCGGTGGCTAGGCCAGTAGGTGCGCTGAGCGCCGTACTCCGTGCCGAACCACTCCTTAGGCTGAGCCAAGTAACGCTTGCCGCTCTTAGCGGTCATCCACGTAACCATCGTGTAGCAGTCGCGGCACATGAACATCGTGTCGCTCATGTCTTGCCCCCTTTCCACCCCTTAAGTGTACCACACCCCGGTTATGCCGCGTAGCGGGCGAACTGCCGCTCAGCAGCAGCAAACGGCCCCACGAAATAGGCGTTACCGTTCACCGCCACAACGCCCTTAACCCCGTTCGCATCAGACCACAGCGTGACCCATTGAGTAGGCGACATAGCGCCCTCAGCCACCACGGACAGGCCCGTGACCCAAGAGAAGCCCTTACGGGTCGGAGCCCAGCCCAGCAGCCTCTTGGCGCACTCTCCGCCGACCCGGCTGCCATCAGACAGGTAGGTCACCCAGCGCAGGCCGGTCTTGCCGCATTGCTGGCATTCACCCGTGCCTTCGTGGTCTTCCACGCGCCACACCGTCAAGCCGGTCATGGCACCCCCTTCCCGTACACCACCATGATACCACACCCCCGTTAGGCTACCGGCGGGTAGGGGTCAGAACGGCACCGAATCCCGAATCTGCCTTAGTCGAATGTGTAACTGACAGGCGTAAGCGATCAGGTCTTCCACCTCTTCCAAAGCATCCTGCACGATCGCATCCAACGGCCTACCCTCAAACCGTTGCCTACCGGACCCGTCGTCGTACTGCAACATCCCCGGCCCCATAATCCGGCCCTCAAGCCTGCCCACAATGTCAGCGACCTCAGCCGCATACTCCTCAGAAGTCATGGGCTCACAATACGGCTAGGTCACCCCAAGCACCATGCCCCACAAGCAACGTGACAAGGCCAGCCGGAGAATCCTGACCCGTCCGATGCTTCCACCATTGCGAACCACCGTCCAACGCCGGAATCTGAAGAAACGATTTAGCGCCCGTCTGCTCCACACGCAAATGGTGAAGGTGCGCCCCCATCAGCAACGTAGCCGAACCGATCGGCTGCATACCGTGAGCCTGACCCGCCCACCACTTAATCGGGTCACGCCCAAACTGATGACCATGCGCGAACCCCGTAGGAGTACCCGCCACATCCAACGTGATCGTCAACTCATCATCCTGCGGGAACACAAACGAAACATTCTCAAACCCACCCGAAAGACGTATCGCATCCGACACAGCAGCCGCACCCTCAACCGCCCACGAATCCGTGTACGAGCGCACCACCTTACCCACACGCTGCCCCTCATCGTGATTACCCGGCACCACAGGAATAACCACACGGTCAGCAAGCGGAGCAAACACCTTTACCTGATGAAGCATCAAACGGCGGAACACCCTGACCTGCTCCGTGATCGACAAGTCAAGACGACCGGCAGCAGCAAG